CCCCCCGCGCGCCGGCGCCCGACACAGGAGCCCGATCCGGTCGAGCAGAAGCAGGCCGAGGTTCGTGACCTCAAGGCCGAGCTGCAGGAGATCCGCGACGAGGCCGCACCCGACACGTCGGAGCCGGTTCGTGATGGCAGCAAGCTCACGACGGCGCAGCGCGGGAAGATCCTCGCGATGTTCACGGGCTTGGAGATCACCGATCGGGATGAACGGCTCCAGTACATGTCCAAGATCGTCGGCCACGAGGTCGATTCGACGAACCATCTGTCCAGGTGGGATGCGCACGTGATCATCGAGCACCTCGAGCTGATCGGCGACCCGATCGAGGCCCGGAACGAGATCAACGACGTCGACGCGATCGAGGTCGCCGACGAGCCGGTGCCCGTCAGGGCTGACCAGCTCGACCGGCTGGGCACCCTCAGGGCTGGGGCCGGGCTCCCCAAGGCCGAGATGCTTGACGAGGCGCGGCGGATCGCAGGCCGCGACCTGGTCGGCGCTCGGTCGATGACCGCACCCGAGGCGGATCGTCTGGCCGAGTACCTGGCTGGCGTCATCGAGCCCGAGTCCGACTGAGACCGCCGGCCCCGGAGCGGGGAAGCACCCGAGACCAGTCCCCAAGCTGGCGGGTGGCGCCCGGGGCCGGCCCCCGAATCAGGCCCTCACAAGAGGGCTGAAAACACGCAACGGAAGGAACCCCATGACCAACTACCCCACCCCGAAAGAGGACGGGATCACGATCCCCCGGCTCGACACGATCCCGTTCGCAACAGCGTTCGGCATCAAAGCTGCGACCGGCGTCGACCTGTACACGGCCGACTTCGGCGAGCGGATGCCGGCGGCGGCGTGGTGGTTCGCGCGGCAGCTCGACGAGTACCGGGGGATCACGTTCGACTACGTCCGGGAGAACTGGTCGCTCGCACAGATCCACGCCGTCAACCCGTACGACGACGCCGACAGCGTCCTCGAGACGGTCGAGACGCTGCCGGTCGAGCCGGATCCGGTCATCCCTGAGGACGGAATCGGGTTTCCCCTGGTCGATTCGTAGACAGATCGCGGTCGTCCTGGGGACCGGGATGAGCCTCGACCAGGTGATGCAACTCCATCCGATCGCACTGGCTGCGATCACTGAACGTACCCACATTCTCAACAACACGAAGGAATGACATGGCAAACACGATTGCACTCTCCGGCCAGATCCCCAACGACCCGGAGCACAACGGCCTCATCGACCGGTGGGAAGACCAGCTCTCCGAGAAGGGGAAGGACGCCCGGCTGCTGTGCCTGGTTGTTCTCGACGTGCCCAAGATCACGCTCATGACCGAGGACGGCACAGAGCGGCCGATCATCCGGCTCCGGCACATCGAGCCGGTTGGTTGGCTCGAGGACGCCCCCGCCGAGATCGTCAAGCTCCTGAGCGACCTGAAGACCGCACGGTCCGGCGGCGAGGCCCTACCCGGCCCCGACGACGACGACGAGGTGTATGCGACCGGGCCGGATGATGATCCGCAGCGGGCCGAGAAGTTGAAGCGCGCCCACCTGTCGCCGGTGTTGACGGCGGTCGAGTCGTGACGAGCCCGACGTATGACAAGGCGACGTCGCTGATTGCGGCGGGCCGGGATCGGCAGGCGCTGGTCATGGTCGCGTGCGAGATCGTCGACGCACTCCACGAGCTCACCAAGCAGGTCGGGGCGATCGCGCTGCCAGTACCGGGCATGGTCACCCTGGACGCCACCGCGGCGCCGGCGCCGGAACGGATCCCGACCGTCGACAACTACGGGCCGACCCCGTCGCTTCCGGATCCCGGGCGCGACGTCCTCCCGACCGTCAAGCGTGGTCTGGGAAGGCCGCGCCGAACATGAGCGAACACAACAGCTGGACCAAGGCCGCAGGCCAGGCCATAGGCGACGGAATCGCTACCGCCGGGAAAGCCATCGCCCGCGCGATCGAATCCCGACCCGTCGTGATCATCGTCGCATCCGGAGACATGTCACCGGAACAAGCTGAGGCACTCGCCGCGGCGCTCAACCCCAAACGGTTGGCGGACTGACCGTGGCCATCGTGCTCCGGGTGAAAGGTCTCCCCGTCCCACAAGGGTCTATGACCTGCGTGGGCGGGGGTGCTGGCCGCCCTCACAACGTTCAGCCGTCCAACAAGGCTGACCTTCAGCCGTGGCGGCTCCAGGTCGCCGCGGCCGCACGCCGCGCGAAGGAGCAGCTCGGCGCGGTCTGGATCTCGCACGATCCGGTACGGGTCGATCTGACGTTCACGTTCGCCCGACCCAAGAGTGTGAAAACCCGCGACTGGCCCTCCGTCTACCCCGACATTGACAAGCTCGCCCGCGCCGTGTTGGACGGGCTGACCATGGGCGAGATCTGGGCCGACGACGGCCAGTGCGTGATCCTCAACGTCACCAAGGCGTATCCGGACACCGCTGTTCACTGCCCGTATCCGGAGGACGTCCTCGAGGTGCCGGGTGTCGTGATCCGCCTGTCTGACGCACCAGCCGACCGACTCATCTGAGAAAGACCACCATGAACGACTTTCCGTTGACCCCTGGCGAGGCGATCGTGCTCGCGACGTTCCTCGACGAACACGCGAAGCTTCCGCACCTGGTCGCGCTCGTCAACCGGCTCCGCGACTGGGGACGCGCCAACCTGACGACCGACGATCCCGACGTCACCGATAGGGCGGTGGGGTGATGCCGCTCCTACGTCTCAACGGCCACGACCCGCGCGTCGGCGTCTGGATCGTCGTCCTGTTCGTCCTGATGTTCGTCGCGATCCTGATCGCGTCCGGGGGTGCGGTGTGACCGCCAAAGCGAGGGGTCGTCGACAAGTACTCGCACGCCGTGCTCAGTGGCTGCGAGATAAGGGCATTCCTCGAGCAGGGTCGGAGTACGCCCGCGACCGCATCAGAGCCGAGCTCGGCGCGATCCGCTGGGCGCTGCGGGTCATCGACGCCGCCCCAGACCTGGCCGACTCGCTCGCGCACTGGCCCGAAGGGCAGACGACGTACGAGGAGGACCGGTGACCGCCGTCGACTGGTGCACTCACAAGCAGGTCACCCATCAGCATGGCACCTACGTCGCCTACGTCATCGACCTGTGCCGCTGTGACGACTGCCGCGAAGCGAACCGAGTGCAGGCCGAGAAGCGACGCCGCCAGCACATGTACGGCCGAGACCGTCTCATCGACGCGACGCCGGTCCGCGCGCACATCCTCGAGCTCAGCCGCCAGGGCATGGGCTGGAAGCGGGTTGCACGCGCCGCCGGCGTTGCTGAGTCGACTACCTGTGGCCTGCTCTTCGGTATCCATCCCGACGACCCGACACACCCTGACCACCGGCCGCCGCGCAAGAAGATCAACCGCGACGCGGCCGCGAAACTCCTCGCCGTACGCGCGCAGCTCGCCGACCATGCCGTCGTCGACGCGACCGGCACCACCCGACGCCTCCAGGCGCTCGTCACACTCGGCTGGACCGTCACCGCGCTCGGCCGCAGGCTCGGCAAGACGTCAGCGAACATGTTCACGACCATCGACTCGCCACGGGTCCTGGAGGCCACCAGACGCCGCGTAGCCGCCCTGTACGACGAGCTGTGGAACTGCCCACCCGTCGCCATCACCAGGCACGAGCGAACGTCAGCGACACGGGCGAAGCGGTACGCGGCCGCGCACGGATGGGCGCCGCCGCTGGCCTGGGACGACGACACGATCGACGATCCGTCGGCGACTCCTCAAGGTGTTGCCACGGCGCCCGTACGGCTGTCGATCACCACACAGGTCGCGGAGCTCCTGGAGATCGGGTACAGCGTGACGGAGCTCCCGTCACGCCTCGGACGATCACACAAGGACATCACGAGCGCAATCCGCGACCCGCAGATGAAGGCTGAGCTTCGGAGGCGTGCATCGTGAGCGTCCAGATCAAGCCACCGTTCCCGTACTTCGGGGGCAAGCAGCGGATCGCGGAGCAGATCGTCGCGCACTTCCCGGCACACCTTCACTATGTCGAGCCGTACGCCGGCGGGCTGTCCGTGTTCCTCGCCAAGCCACGCAGTCGCATGGAGACGCTGAACGACCTCGACGGGGCTCTGGTGACGTTCTGGCGCGTGCTCCGTGATCGGCCGGCTGAACTCCTGCGCGTGTGTGCGCTCACGCCCCACTCGCGCGCCGAGCTCGCCGATGCTCAGCAGCAAATCATGGCCGACGATGACCTTGAGACCGCGCGCCGCGTCTGGGTGCTGCTCTCCCAGGGCCGCGGCGGGAAGACGTCGACGACAGGCTGGCGCTTCTACCTCGACGCGGCTACGTCAGCCTCTGGAGCGTTCGCAACGACCTACCTCGACGGCTACCTGTCGCGCATCCTCCCGGCCGCTGAACGCCTTCACGGCGCGCAGCTCGAGTCACGCGACGCACTCGACGTCATCGCCGACTACGGAGCGAAGCCGACCACGCTGCTCTACGTCGATCCGCCGTACATCTTGGACGCTCGCAACAACGCGCGCGCCCAATACCGCCACGAGGTCGATGACGCGCACCACCGCGACCTCCTGGCCAGCCTCGCCACATGCCGCGCCACGGTCGTCCTGTCCGGGTACCCACACCCGCTCTACGACGCCGCGCTGGCCGACTGGGCACGGGTTGAGATCGCAGCATCGACACAGCAGGCGAACAACGGAACGAACCGCCGGACCGAGGTCCTGTGGATCAACCGCGTCGCCACCAATCCACCTCTCTGGGATGAGGCGTGATGGGAACCACAACCATGCTCACCGCGAACGGACCGCTATACCGCCACGTCCAGGGGCTCGACTTCCGGGTACTCATGTACCTCGCTCAGATCACCCTCGACAGTGACCGCGACGGGACACCGGCACGCACCTACTTCGGCGGCATCCAGGCCATTGTCACGGACCTCTACGACCTTTCTCCTAACGATCCCGGATACGACAACGCCTACCGGCGCGTTCAGCGCTCAATAGCGAACCTCGTCGATTCCGGCGCCATTCGTCGGACTGTCCTGGCGACCAAGCGCGACCGTGCGCACTACGAGATATGTCCCCTTCAGGGCATGCTCTCCGACGACCTCAAGGCGACCGTCACCAAGCCGAGTGGCACGACGTCTAGGGCCGTGCCACCCAGCGACGACGGTGAGTCCTCCGAAGAGGGTGGCACGACGTCTAGGGCCGTGAGTGGCACGACGTCTGGGGCCGTGCATGGCACGACGTTTGGGGCCGTGCATGGCACGACGTCTGGGGCCGTGCCCAATGAGAGGACTCAATCAAGGACTCAACTGAGGACTCAACCTGAGGAGCAACCAAGTCTCCCAAGGACCCGTGACCTAGCGCACACGAGCACCCACGCACGAGAGGCGACACGATGATCCCCACCACCCGACGCCCCGGCACCACCCCCGCCCAAACCAAGCTGTACGCCGCAATCATTCAACGGGACGCCGGCACCTGCCAATTGCGATACCCCGGCATCTGCCTAGGCAAAGCCACAACAGCCGACCACGTCCTCCCCGTTAGCAAAGGCGGAAAGGACCGCGCCGACAATCTCCGCGCCGCATGCCAACCCTGCAACGAACACCGAGGCGACAACCAAGACCCAGTCACCGACAAGGACCACTGGTCACGAGACTGGGGAATCTAATGAGCCCACGACGCATAGATGCCACTCCTCAACCCCCGAAGGGCACAGATCAACACACAGAGCCGCTTAGAGGCATTCTGGGGCGGGTCGTTTTGGCCCAGGCCCCCGATCGACGGAAGCGCCCGGCCGCTATCTCTCTCTACCGGCCGGAACGCGCCGAAACGGGGCGGGTTCGCCCGGATCTCGGCGGATCGTGGCAGCCTGTGGCCCATGGCGAGGCTGACGGGCACGATTTCGGCGTGGGGGGAAGCGATGCGGGTCGCGGCGGCCGCCGATGCGGTGGAGCTGGCGCGGGTCGACGTCGTGGTGTCGTTGGCGTTGCGGTGGGGTCGGGTTGTGGTGGCCCGGTCGTCGTCGGAGCGGGATCGTGTGGCGGCGTCGCGGGAGTTGCGGGCGTTGCTCGGCACGCGTCGGCCGGCCGGGACGGGCGGTGTGGGCGATGACGGCGACCTTGTCGGGCCTGAGCCTGTCGGCGGTGTCGGGGATCAGCTGGCAGCCCTCTACGGTCCACCTGTGGCCGGCTGAGTGGGGTGTTGCGCCGAAGTTCGCGACGGCGCGGCGGCTCGAGCGGGAGACGCTGGGGACTCGTCAGGCGAAGCTCTCGGCGTTGCTGCACCGGCCGTTCATGCCTCAGCAGGCCTACATTGCGGACGTGGCCGGGGAGGTCCTCGAGGATGGGACGCTGCCGTACCACACGATCGTCGTGACGGGGCAGCGTGGGATCGGGAAGACGAGCTTGCTGAAGCCGGTCGCGTTCGACCGGTGTGCGTCGAAGCGGCGGCAGTCGGTGTGGATGACGGCGCAGAACCGGGACAAGGCGAGGGATCGTTTCCTTGACCTGGGCGAGGACGTGACCGAGATGCTGAACCTTCGCCCGGATGGGACGTTGCTTCCGAGGTCGCTGCAGCGGGTCCAGGTCAACCGGGGCGTGTCGCATGAGCGGGCGATCTGGACAGCGACCCGGTCGTTCATCCGGCCGTTCGCGCCGGGCGAGGATCAGATGCACGGCGAGTACCCGGACATAGTCCTCGTCGACGAATGCTGGGTGTTCACGGCGATCGAGGCGGCCGTCCTGCAGGCGGCGTACCTGCCGGGCCTGTTGCAGAAGATCGGGGGTTCGCAGCAGTGGCTGACGTCGACGAAGGGCACGTCCCGGTCGGAGTGGCTCGAGCAGCTGGTGCAGGCCGGCCGGGCGTCGGTTCGTGACGAGGTCGATTCGGGGATCGCGTTTTTCGAGTGGGGCATCCCGTCCGAGGTTGACGGGACCCCGGTCGGTGAGCTTCCGGACCGTGAGCTGATCGAGCTCGTGATTCGGCATCATCCGGCGGTCGGGTTGTCGACTCCGCGGGCGGCGATCGAGGCGGCACTCGACGCGGCGAAGCGGGATCCGCTCCGCGGCCGTTCGGACTTCATCCGGGCCTACGGGAATCTGACGGCTGAGGCGGACGGGTGGCTGGTGGTGACCGAGTCGGCGTACAGCGATGCGAGGACGCGTGAGCTGGTCGTGCCGGCCCGGTTCGTGTTCGGTGTCGGGGTTGTCGACGCGTCGGAGGACCCGCGTCAGACCGACGTTCGTGTGGCGATGGTGGCGGCCGGCCGGGTGTCGGATGGGCAGGTTGTGGCCGAACTGGTCGCAGCGGGCGAGCAGGGCCGTTTGGCGGGCCGTGATGCGGCGCGGGTGGTCGCTGAGGTTGCGACACGCCATAGGGCTCCGGTGTTTGTGCTGGCCGATACGCCGGCGGGGCGTAACCTTGCCGATGAGCTAGGCGCCCATGGGGTGACGGCAGAGCGGGTGAACACCGCAGACGCGGCGGCCGGAGTCGTAAGAGTCCGGGAGGGTCTGAGGTCACGTGCAGTCGTGCATCGCGGGGGACCGTCACTCGAGGAGTCGGTGAGGCATGCGGATCTCGCCCGGGGGGTTTGGTCCGGGGGCAGATCCGGGCCGATCCGGGCCTTGACAGCTGCCGTGTGGGGTGTCGACAAGCCGGTCGACGGGCCGCGGGGTAGGTTCCGCATCCGCGTACCTACCGTCCCGGAGGACGAGTGACTAGCACGCAGCTTTGGCCGCCCGTGGTGCAGCCCCGTTTCCTGTCTGGCCGTGTGGTGAGCTCGTCGGTTGCGGAGTCGATTCCCGCGGTGGGGCGTGCGCTGATGCTGCACCAGCTGGTGTCGATCATGCGGCTCGAGCTGTGGCGAGGGAACCAGCTCCTCGACACGCCGCAGGTGTTGTCCCGACCCGATCCGACCCGACCCGGATCCACCTGGTTCGTCCAGCAAGAAGTCCGGGACTGGTTCCTCGAGGGCAACGCGTGCTCGCTGGTCACGGTCCGGGACTCGACGAACTGGCCGGCGGCGCACCGGTGGGCGCCGGCATGGCGATGGAACTACATCTCCGACCCGTTCGGCGGCGTCGACAAGTACTACCTCGACGGTCGCGAGGTCAACCCGGACGACGTGATCCATGTACGCCGCGGCTCGGACCCGACGAACCCGGCCCGGGGTGTCGGCATCGTCGAGCAGTACCTGCGCACCCTGAACGTGTCCACAATGCAGCTCGACAGTGAAGCCGGCGCCCTGGCGACCGGTGGTGTCCCGTCCGTCGCGGTGATCGCACCTCAGGCCGACGTCGACGAGGACGACCTGAAGCTTGCTGGCCAGTCGTGGGCTGCGATGTTCGGCGGCCCCGCCCGTGTCCCTGGGCTCTTCCCGAAGGGGACCGAGATCAAGCCCCTGTCCTGGTCGCCGACCGACTCGCAGATGATCGAGGCGCGGAAGGCGAACGGGGTCGACGTCGCGAACCTGTCGGGGATTGACCCGTACTGGTTCGGCGTGTCTGGGTCGTCGCACCAGTACAAGTCTCCTGGGCCGATGTGGCTGACGCTGCTGAGGACCCCGCTTGAGGCGATGCTGCAGTTGTTCGAGGATGCCTGGTCGGATGCGTTGACGCCGCGGGGGCAGCGGGTGAGGTTCCGCCGGCGGGATCTGACCGTCGACGACCTGGAGACCAACATTCGCACCATGGCGCAGGCGAAGTCTTCCGGCCTGTACGACCATGCTGAGGCCCGTGACTATCTCGGGATGCCGCCCGGCGGGAACCCCGATCTTGGCCTGAACACCCCGAGTACTCCCCCCGTCCCGACCATCGCACAAGGAGCGTGACCAGCATGGCTAACACGATCACCGAGGGGCGTGTGAACCCCTTCCAGCTCGAGCTGCGTGACACGCAGGTCGTCGGCACGATCCGGAAGTACCTCGAGGGGCGTGCGGTCCCGTACAACGTGGCCGCGAACACCGGCTGGTACAAGGAGATCGTGGCACCCGGCTGCTTCACGAAGTCCATCCGGGAGTCGGCGGCGCACCTGCCGCTGCTGCTGTTCCACGACTCGCACAGCCTCGACGCGATCATCGGCCTGGCGGAGACGTGGGAGGAGCGCACAGACGGCCTGTGGGGCGTGTGGGCGTTGTCGGATGCTGAGCATGCGCAGCGGGCTGCTCAGATGGCTGAGCAGGGCCTGCTGGGGTTTATGTCGATCGGGTTTATGCCGATCCGGTCGGAGACGGTGTACGACGACAACGACGAGGCGACGATCACCCGGCTCGAGGCGCGGTTGCTGGAGACGAGTCTGACGCCGACGCCGGCGTTCAAGGATGCGACGGTGACGAAGGTCCGGCACAACGCGATCGAGATGAATCCGCAGGTGTCGGGCAGGCAGCTCGACGGGTGGAAGTCGTGGCTGACCGACGCGAAGGCCTCCGCGATCTGAACCGGTTCTGACAAGGGGAAAGACACACGACACGCGAGGCCCCCGGCTGAACACCAGCCGCGGGGCCTTTCGTCGTACTATGACCCCGAGCAGCACCCGCCGGGCTCACGCCGGGCCCCACGCCGGACCCCCTTCGAGGGGCACCACCTGGGGAACCACCTGAGACACCACAGGTCAACGCGACATCCGCGCCAACCCACGTGTCCTCAGGAGGGACCATCATGAGCGCTTTCGTCAAGCCCGCACTCCCCGCCTTCTACCTGACCCGGTCTGTCAACGCGCCCGAGTCCCCCATGCTCACCCGTCTCCGCGACGAGCGCGCCGATACCCTCGAGTTCGTTGAGCGGACCGTCGAGCAGGCCAACGGCGACAGTCGCGACCTGTCCGACACGGAGCAGGAGACCCTCACCAGGTCGAGGACCCGTGTCGCGGCGCTCGACAAGCAGATCAAGCCCCTCGCCGAGTTCGATGCCCTGAAGCGTGCGAACGCGGACAGCTCGTCCCGGTTCCGTGCGACCGGCGCCCCGGCCGGTGGCGGACAGGGTCTCGGCGCGCAGCTGACGCCCCGGCCGTTCGAGTACGAGTCGGCCGGGCATGTCCTGGTCGACACGATCCGGTCCGCGATCGGCGACACCGACGCGCTCGCCCGGATCGAGTCGAACGGGATGCACATCACAGACGGTCACCTGACCAGGGCCGCGGCCCCGCTCAACACGACTGTTGAGATTCCGGGCATCATGCCGAAGCCGATTCAGGGCGCGATCCTGTCGGACCTCGACGCGTCGCGGCCGTTCATTCAGTCGGTGGGGCCGCAGGACATGGGTTCGATCCCGGGTAAGAGCTTCTCCCGGCCGATCATCACGTCACACGTGTCGGTCGCCGCACAGGCCGACGAGCTCGTCGAGCTCGCGAATCGTCAGTTCAAGATCGACGGGATTGACTTCTCCAAGGTGACCCGTGGCGGCTGGGCCGAGATCTCGTACCAGTCGATCGACTGGTCGGCGCCGTCCATGTGGAATGCGCTGCTCACCGACTTCCAGGATGAGTACGCGATCGACTCGGAAGGGTTCGCGGTCGGCGTGTTCAACACGGCCGTCACATTGACGGGCTCGATCCACCTGTCGACGCCCGTCGTTCCGACGTTCGCCGAGATCGTCACCGCGCTGTATACGGGCGCCGCATCCGTCTACGCCGTTCGTCAGCAGCTCGCGAAGCTCAAGATCTGGCAGTCGGTCGACCAGTGGTCCGCGTATGGCGCTGTGATCGACGCGACGAAGGCGGGAAACACGAACGCGAAGGTTGAGGCTGGCGCGTTCGGCGGATCCATGCTCGACGTCCCGCGTCTCGTTGTGCCGGCGCTCCCGGCGGGCACGACCATCATCGGCCCGGCGGATCGGTTCGAGGTGTACGAGAACCGGATCGGGTTCCTGCAGGCGATCAGCCCGAAGGTTCTCGGCATCGAGCTCGCATACGGCGGGAACGTTGCGGCGGGCCAGCTCGTCACGGTCGGCGGCGTGTCGCCGTTCTTC